CATTAACTTGACCGTTCCGAGGAACGACAATCTTGTGAAAAAAACTATAAACTTGTGAAAGCTTTTTAAACAATAACAATAGAAAAAGGAGACAAATATGTCAAACGCAAATCCGGCTTCCATTGGACGAGTAAACGCTTCTGGTTCAGAAGACGCATTGTTTTTAAAAGTTTTTGCCGGTGAAGTTATTACTTCATTCGACAGAGCGAGTAAAACACAAGGCGCTGATTCAGTAAGAAGTATCAGTAATGGTAAATCTGCAACGTTCCCTGTAATGGGTAGAACTACTGCGGCTTACCACACACCTGGTGCAGAAATACTTGGTTCTGATGTGAACCACAACGAAAAGGTTATTACAATTAATGACCTTTTAGTATCATCAGCTTTTTTAAGTAATATTGAAGAAGCTAAGAATCATTGGGATGTTAGAAGTAACTACTCAACTGAAATTGGAAGAGCATTAGCTTTCCAAAAAGACAAACACGTTCTACAAACTATTGGTCAAGCCGCTCAAACGAGTACTGCCAATGTTACAGGTGGAGACGCAGGTACAGTATTAACTAATACTGCTATCGCTTCTGCAACTGCGGCAACGTCTGCAAATGGATTTATTGATTCATTGTTTGACGCAGCCAAAACTTTAGATGACAAGTATGTTCCATCTGAAGGTAGAATCTGTTTCTTAAAACCAGAAATGTACTACAAATTAGCAAACGCTACTAATGCAGTCAATGTTGACTTCAGTGGTGGTGCTAATGGTGGTGTTGCTTCAGGTAGAGTATTACAAATTGCAGGAATTAAATTAATTGCAGTTCCTCATTTTGTTGCTTCAAACGTAACTTCCGGTTCAGACGCAGGTTCAGCTACTCAAGGTGGTTCAACACCTCAAGCTGTAAACTTGACTGCATACGAAGGTTTAGTTTGTCACCCGTCAGCAGTTGGAACTGTTAAGTTAATGGATTTAGCTACTGAAATGGAATACGACATTAGAAGACAAGGTACTTTAATGGTTGCTAAATACGCTATGGGTCATGGTGTATTAAGACCAGAAAGTGCTGTAGGAATTAAAGACGCTTAATATTCATTAAGCTTATTTATACTATATAGGAGTGGGGGACAAGGGAGACTAAGTCCCCCGCTTTACAAATTTACAAAGGACAATCAATGACAACACAAATAAATTCTACAAGCGAATTACAAGCGATAAATACCATGCTAAGTTTTATCGGTGAGAGTCCAGTCAGTTCAATTACTGGAAACATTGGTACAGACGTAGCGGTCGCTAAGAATATTTTAGATGAAACTTCTATGAGTGTTCAGTCACAAGGTTGGTTTTTTAATAGAGAATTTGAAATTACAGTTTCAAGAGATACATCTAATAAAGTGCCTTTAGAAGCTAACTGTGTTCAAGTAGAAGCTTCGGCCCCTAATCAATATCTTTATCAATACACTATAAGAAACCAATATTTATACGATTTAAAAAACAAAACAGATGTTTTTACTTATGACCCAATGGTGGACAAAGTATTAGTACAACAATTTGAACATTTACCAGAATATGCAAGAAGATATATTGTAGTTAAAGCTTCAAGAAGATTTGCTGCAAGATATGTAGGTGCAACTGAATTAATTAAAATGGCACAACTAGATGAACAAGAAGCTCACATGGCATTTGAACAAGCAGACTCAAGAGCTATGGACGCAAACATGTTAACTGGTGATTATAATACTAATTATATTGCCAATAGAAGCCCAAGAAGGTCTGGCAGGAACTAATTTATGGGACTAATCTCAACATCAATTCCCAATCTTATTAGTGGTATTAGTCAACAAAATGCAGTCCAACGTAATGTAGGACAAGCAGAAACACAAACTAATTTCCAATCTAATATTATTGAAGGATTAACTAAAAGACCACCAACAGAGTTTGTCGCTAATCTATTAGCTACTACAGCGTTTCCAAACAACGCAGCAGTACATTGGATTAATAGAGATAGTTCAAACCAGTACGTAGCTGTATTTACTAACGGTACAGTTAAGGTTTATGATTTAAATGGTGTTGAAAAAACAGTAACTATAGGAACTGGTGGTGCAAGTTATTTAACTACAGCAAAACCTATAGAAGATTTAGTATTTTCAAACATTGCAGACTATACATTTGTCGCAAACAAATCTAAAACAATAGCTGAGAGTTCAACTACAACCGCAGCAAAAGTACAAGAATATATTTCTTATGTTAAAAGTTCACAGTACGGAAGACAGTACAGTGTAACTTTAAACCACTCAACGTGGTCATATCCTATACAAGTATTGTTTCAAATGCCAACTGGTAATGACGCTTCAACTGATAGCGGATTTAGAGATACAGAAAAAATTGCTCACATATTATTATATGGAACAGCTTCTTCTCACTGGTCAAGTGGTGCAGATGGTATTGGATTTAAAACTATAAGAACTGACACTGGTGCTACATTAAGTACATCACAAGGATTAGCAAACTATTCTGGAATTACTGGAACGTTTACACATACACAATATGGTAACACTATTTACGGAACATGTAGTAGTGGCACTTTTTCTGTTGAGACTACAGACGGTTTTGGTAACCAAGCTATGTATGCCATAAAAGATTCTATAAGTGATTTTACGAATTTACCATTTTATTCAAAGCCAGGAATGATTCTCCAAATTACCGGTGATGAAGGTGACTCTCTTTCAAATTATTATGTAGAGTTTACTGCCAATGGTGTTTGGAGCGAGTGTGTAGGGCCAGGCGTTAAATTAGGTTTAGATAATTCTACAATGCCTTATGCATTAATTAATAACAACAATGGTACATTTAGTTTTACACAACAAACATATACAAACAGAGTAAGTGGTGATGAAGACACAAACTCTGCTCCAAGTTTTGTAGGTAAGAAAGTTTCTAATTTAACATTTTTTCAAAATAGATTAGGAATTATTGCAGACCAAAACTTAGTGTTATCTGAAAATGCTTCTTACTATAATTTTTACGCAACAACAGGCACAGATGTTTTAGACACTGACCCTATTGATATTGCAGCAGCAGGAACAACGGTTAACAAACTTCATAACTCTATAGATTTTAATGAACAACTTTTATTATTTTCTGGTGAAGCGCAATACATACTAGAAAGTTCGGGAGACGCTGTAACACCAACAACAGCAGTGCTGACAAAAACAAGTACATTCTCACATGCAATAAAAGTTGCTCCAGTTTCAGCAGGTAAATATGTTTATTTTGCACAGAATAGAAATGATAAAACTGCAATAACAGAGTACTTTGCAGATGATGATACATTAACAAATGATGGTATTGATGTAACAATAGGTGTTAGTTCTTTAATACCTGGTAATGCATACAAAATTGTTTCTAACAATATTGAAGATACAATGATTGTTTTATGTCATGACACTTTAGACACTACTAACAATGTTGCATACACACCTTCAAGTGCTGTAACACCTGGTAATGCAAACACTATAAACATTTATAAATATTTTTGGGATGCTAATAAAAAAGTACAATCAGCCTGGAGTACTTGGACTTTAAATAATTGTGAAATATTATCAGCAGAGGCATATGATAGTTCTCTTTATGTTGTAGTTAATGAAAACACTAATACAAAATTATTAAAAATAGATTTACGTAATCCAAATTTTACTGGACTAACACATAACATTCATATGGATTTTAGAACGTCTACACTGACTGGGACTTATGACTCAGCTACAAATTTAACAACGTTTACAATTCCTTATTCTTTAAATCAAACTTTAAAAGCAGTAGATACTACTAACGGTTCTAACTTAACAATAGATAGTTCTAGTTCTGGAACTACACAAAAAGTTAAAGGCAACCATACTAAAGCAGTTTTTGGTTCTACTTATTTATCTGAGTATAAATTTTCTACTCCATATTTAAGAGAAACATCTGGAAACGGTACAGTAGCTTTAACATCTGGACGTTATCAGATAAGACAAGTTTCTGTAGATTATCAAAACAGTGGTTTCTTCACAGCAACTGTAACTCAAGAAGGAAGAAACGATGTTGATTATGAATTTAATGGAACTGTTATTAACAGCTCAAGTGCTGTTATAGGACAGCCAAATATAACAAGCGGTACTTATAATATACCTATTCAATCTCGAAACACAAACTACACTTGTACGTTAAAGTCAGACTCACATTTACCAGTGCATTTTGTTTCAGCAGAAATAGAAGGATTTTATCACAGACGCTCTGGTAGGGCATAATGGAAAAATATGTCAGACTTGCTAAATCTGATGACGCACACGAGTTAGCACCTAAAGTAAGACAAGAAGATTTAAATGAAATTAAAGCTTCACATAATGCGTTACCGTTACAAGCATTGTTACATCCATTTAAAGAATTAAATCATAAAACATATTCTATAATTGGAACTGAACAAGAAGGTGTTATCGGAATGTTTGGTGTAGTACCCAGTGATAACAAAGAGTATGGAGTAGCTTGGTTATTATCTAGTCCCGAATTATTAAACCATACATTACAATTTTTAAGAGAGTGTCCTAAATGGATTGAAGAAATGGGACAAGACTACAAGTATTTATATAACTACGTTGATGTCAGAAACGAAGTTGGAAACAAATGGTTAAAGTTTTTAGGCTTTAATTTAATTGACACCGTTAATTACGGTTATGAAAAAAAACTATTTAACTTAATGATAAAGGAAATAAAATAATATGTGTTCACCCGAAGCTAAAATGGCCTTGCAAGTTTTTAGTGCCGTTCAATCGCACAACGCTAAACAGAAAACAGCAAACGATACTGAACGTTCAAATTTTCATGCTAAAAATTCAGCTAACGCAGCTCTATTTGATGATTATAGCTCAATAGATGCAAGTAAAAAACAAGCAGGTGCAGAGAAAACAGCAGAAAAGTTTGCTCTTAAAAGAGAAAAAATTGCTGAAATGTCTAAACAGTTAAATTTAAATGTTGGCAATGCCACTGCAATTTATAAAGATGTTGGAACAGATAGTGACGCAGAATACACAAGTATAGACAGAGCATTTAATCAAGATTTATTGGCTTTTAATAGACAAGAAAATGAAGCTTACGCAGCTTACGCAAATACAATTAACAGTCTTCCTACACCTCAGCATCCAAGTTCAATGGCTTTAGCTATTGATATTGCAAGTGCAGGAGCAGACTACGGAAGTAATCCAGATAGAAAATATTTTAATAAGGATAAAGCATAATGGCATATACATCAAAAGTTAAAGGTTTAGGTTATCAAAGAACTGCAATAAGACCTGAAAGAATAAATAGCAATAATGAATTAACTCAGATTGCTCAATCTTTAAAAGGTTTTGAAAAATCTTTTGATAAATTTACAAAAAATTATAAAAATGAAGAACAAGAAAATGCTCAAATAGTTTTCGATACTTTAAAAGCTCAAGGTATTACAGACCCTAATGAAATTAAAAAACTTATTGATAAAGGTGACCCTAGAGTTGCTAATTTAAAAGGCTATTACACAAAAGCAATAGTAGATTCTAATTTTGCTTTATCACACGCTATTGAAGATTTTAATAATATTAATTTAAAAGTAGCTGACATTACAGGTGGTGATGAAAATGGTGATGCCATGGCTAATCTTGATGTTGATAGCATGTTTGTTAATGAAGACGGAAATGATTTAAGAAATTTAGACGTACAATCTAAATCTTATAAACGTGCTTACACAGACTCTATGAACAAAATGAGATTAGAGTTAGACTCAAAAGTAGCTGTAGCAAAAGGGTTGCAATTAAACAGAGCAACTAATGCTGCATCTTTTCAAATAATTGCAAAAGCTTGGGAACAAGGTGGTGCATGGGTTGATGACAGTAAAGTCATGAAAACAAAAAACAACGAGACAGATTCAGTTGAAACAGTAGGCGAAACTATTTATCATAACTCAACAAGAGTTAAAGATTTAGAAACTTTAAGATATGACAAAGTTGTTGGAGAAAAATTTATTAATAAAGATGAGTGGAATAAACAAGTATTAAATTATTTTGAACAAGTAGTAGATTTACAAAGTACTGGATTAATTACTGACCCAGAAATGCTGACAGATATTGTAACTTACTTGACAATGAAAAGAGGTAACAAAAAAGATTTACCTTCTTATCTAAAAACTCCAAAAACACAAGAACAAGCAACTAAAATTATTGCCTCTATAAAAGGAGCTGTTGCTTCATCAACTAAAATAGCCACTGCTGTAGATTTACTTACAAAAGGACATGCATATAAAAAAGATGAAACAACTTACTATGACTCAAGCGGTAATGTTAAAATTGGTTTAAGTACTGATGACATGAATGACGCTATTGTTACATGGGAAAAATCATATTTAGAACCCCATATACAAAAACAAGTTGCTAATGGAAATATTCCAAAAGACCTAGCTGAATATTCAAAATTTCAATTAACATCAAAATTACTAGACGCTAATGGTTTACAACACCCTACATGGATAAATGAAATTACAATGGGTTTTGATTCTATTAATGTAGTAAAATCAGCAGGTAATGAAACTACACTTGACCCTGAAGGTATTGATATATTTCAAAGAGGATTAAAAAGATACAAACAATTAAGAACTATTTATGGTGATAAAGTACCCACTAAATATGCTTCTACTTCAGCTTCTAATTTTTATGAAATTGTAAATCATTTAAGCACAAACACAAACATGGGTGAGGAAAGAGCTATTATGAAAGCTTATGAAGCTGTAAATAATCCTACACTTAAATACGCAGATTTAAAAGTTACTAAAGCAGATATTTATGACGATGTTCAAGGAACGTTTGATAAATGGTTTGATGAAGGTATCCCATGGTTTGAAGGTGTTCTAGGTGTTAACAAAGAAGATTTACCTGATTGGGTAAAAATTATTACAAGAGATAAACCAGGTTTTGATTGGGATGATGTAGACATGTCTTTTGTCACTCAACGAGCAACCATGACTGCTATTTCAATGATGTCCGCAGGGATGAAAAAAGAAGATGCTATAAAATTTGGTATTAATGAAGTTGCTTCTAGACATGTATTGGTTGACGGTGTGTTAGTAAATAACTCATCTTTTCCTATGGCAAACACAGATATTCTTACAGAAAAAAGTCAATTTGTTGCAAAACAATTTGAAAAAGTCTGGATGGAAAAATACAAAGAAGAAGGCAAATTAGAAGGTTGGTTTAATGAAGGTGATATACCTTTAGTTGCTGACAGAAAAGGTGACTTAAAATATTACAAAGAAGATTTAGTTGTACGTCCTTATAAAAGTGGTCTTTTAGTATTAACAGAAAAAGATTCAACACTTCCAGTGTTAACTCCAAATGGAGATTTTGTAATCATATCTACAGGTGATTTTACTGATGGCTCTATAGATGAGTGGATGAAAAAAGATAATGATTTTAAAATACTAAATTCAAATGCAGCTAATAGAAAAAAATTACTACTATTAGAACAATTAAAGATTAATAAAAAATAAAGGTAATTAATGAACGAAGAATGGATAGATAATTTCTTAGAAATACTTGCAGAAGATGAAGGTACAGAGGGAAGAAAAGTAGCTTTAGAAGGCGGTAAAGGAACAAGAGGATATGGTATAACACATATTAGTGATGGTCTAAAAAAGTTTTTAAATTTTAGTCAACTAAATGCTGACGAGCTGTCAGATAAAGATTTAGCAAGACAAATAGTTTTATACAATATTGATAAAATGAAAGCTGATATAGGTGAAGACACTTGGAATAATTTACCTAATTCTATGAAAGTAGTAGCTTCAGACCAATATTATAATTCTGGTAAATTGTTTGATGGTTTTAAATCAGATTTAATAAATGGAAATTATGAAAATGCATTAAAAAACACTTTAGATATAATTTCAGCTAACGACCCTACTACTAATGAAAACGGTGTAATGACAGGTTTAGTTAAGAGAAGAATTAGAAACTATAACACGGCAGCACAGGATTTAGGATTAAGTCAAATAACAGATTTTAGTGCAGGAGACTCTATAGTAGACGGTAAAAAAACTGCTGTTACATATTCATTTAATAATGGTGACCCTTTTGTAGTTAATACAAGTGCAGCTATGCACTCTGCTTCGCTAAAAAAAACTGACATAAGTAGTGAAGCTCAGGATGCTATAAATAATGTTATTGAGTCTAGCCCAGAATATGAAGAAATAGCTAACACAGTTTTAAATACACAAGGAACTCCTATAGAAGAAATTGTAAGTAACACTGTAGATACTATAGGAAATTTTGTAAACGGTGTAAGAGAAGATACACAAAAAGGTGAAGAAAATGCTAGGATGATTCCTAAAATTGTCGAAGCTAGTAATAAAATAGATGATGAAGCTGACATAGCACAGAAAAATTTTGAAACACAAACAGCAAATGATTTTATTAATAGTATTGAAGAACCACAACTTTGGGATTTAGATTTTGCACAACCTTATGACCAAGAAGATTTAGATGCTATTAATGATGTACAATTTAAAAGACAACAAGATTTAAAAAAGAAATATACTTTAGGAGACGCAACAGCCGGTGCTTACGAGTCTGAAACAATAGAAGCCAATCTTTATAAACAATTTAGTGCAGAAAATTTAGCACCAGATTCTAGTTTTATTTTAACTCAAGAAAAATTAGATGAATTAGCTTTAGATTTACCAGATGATTTTAGAGATGAATTTGCACACGCACATAGTGAAGCTCATGCACAACAAATAAGACAACAACTTTTAGCACATTTAGAACTAGAAGATAAAATTTATTCACACGGTAGAGCTAAAGGTACAATGTTAAGGTTGATGGCTGCATTTACAGACCCAGGAGCTTGGGCGTTAATTTTAGCTACAGACGGTGCTTTAGCCCCAGTAATTGCTATACAAAAATCTGTAAGAGCATATCGAATGTTAAGAAAAGGATTTGCAGGAGCTGTATCTATTGGTGCTATTGAAGGTTATTTAGCAACACAAAGACCTGATTATGATATTGATGATGTTATGCATGGTGTAATGACTGGTGCATTTCTTGGAAGTTTATTTGGAATACGAGCGCCTAAAGTAAAATCAAATAGTTTTACAAAACAATTTAAAGATGCAGCAGATGAAGCTGACACAAAACTTATTAGAGATGATGGAGGATTTACTCCTACTGGTGGCGGTGCTAAGTTAGTACCTGGGCCTAATAACCCAAACCCTTTAAAACCAAATGGTGAAAGAACATTTGATTGGTATGACCCTAATTATGACTTAGCGTTACACACAACAAAAAGACCAGATGGTAGATTTGAAATTAAAATGATTGAAAACCAAACAGGAAAACCAGACGAATTAATTATGCAAGTTAATAAAGATGGAACTGTAGAAATAAGGAAATGTTTATAATGGCAAAAAAAATATGTAGTTGGGAAGACGCAACACCTGAAAATGTGTTTGAAGATACAGCAACAGCTAATGAATATGTTAGAGGCAGGATGGCGGAATTTAATATTCTTCGTGACTCAGAGATGACTCCAGAAACTTGGGCCAGAGCATTTAGGTTTGATTTTTCTGCTGCTATGGGTTCGACAATGAGTAACAAGATGAGAAAAATGGGAAGTCTATTAGTTAGAGATTCTACACCTAAAAAAGGTTTAACAAATTATACAAGACCTGTAACTGTATCTGAAGTTAAAGATATGAATGTAGATAGAATGATGGTTTTATATCATGTTCCCCACACAAACTTTCTTAAAAAATGGCTAATAGAGCAAAAGAAATTAGGCAGATACAGATGGAATGGTGTTAATAATAATAAAGTTAGAAAAGAATTTAATGATTTAGTAGGAAGAGTAATTCGTGGAGAAAACATTGCTGTTAACGAATTAGGTTATGTAGGTAAAGAAAGCCAAGAATTTATTGCTAAAATGGCAAAAGTACAAAGTAATTTATTAAATGAGCAATTACAAATGCTTAAAATTACTGGAGTAGAAGGTGCTGAAAATATTGTAGATAATTTTAATTATTTAACAAGAGTTCACAATCCACAAAAATATCAAAAGATTTTAGAAGACGCTAGTAAAGGCCCTCAATATCTTAAAACGTTTTTAGTAAATGCAATGGATGACACAATGGTTAAAGGCTCTAAACAAAAACCTTTAACAGCAGCTCAAAAAATGACAATAGCTGAAGGTCTTGTGACCGTTGTCCAGCGTTCTAATTTTTCTAAAGGTGGAGTTAATTTAGATTTTATTATGACGACTATGCAAAAACGTGAAACGTTTAGGCGTACTATGGCTGAGCATACAGATTTAAACCCGGATGAAATAGATAATTTAATAAACAAAATGTTTAAAGTTGCTCCTGGAACAGCAGGCGCAAGTTCATCTTATTTAAAAAGAAGAATAAAATTTAACGAAGGTTATACAGATGGAAGAACTAACTTTTCTGATTTACTAGAAAACAATGCTGAAGCTATCTTCATGAACTACACACACAGTGCTATGGGTGATATGGCTCTTGCTTATAAAGGTATTAAATCTAGAGGAGATTTTCAAAGATTAAGACAAGAAATTATTGAAGACTACGACGCAACTACAGTTAATTCTAGCAAACTAAAAAAATGGCAAATGGATAACGAAGTAGATGCTTTAGATATGGTTTACAATTATATTAAAGGTAAACCTCTTGCAGCTAATCCAAGTGGGTTAGCACCAACAGCAGGTAGATTTATTCGTAAATTAAATTACTCAAGGGTGATGAACCAAGTAGGTTTTGCCAACATGTCTGAGATGGGTAACCTTACAGGTCTAATTGGTTGGAGAGCAACATTAAAAAATGTACCTGAACTTAGACGTATGATGAAACGTTTAGAAAATGGTGAACGTATTGATGATTTTATTAGAGAGATAGATTACACTTTAGGTGGTATTGGAAATCATTCTATTATACAACAAGTTACAAACAGGTTAGATGATTTTGGTAGTAACATGTCTGATGATTTAGTTACAACTGCTGAAAACAAACTAGACCAATTAAACAGATTTACAAACACTTACTCTGGACAATTTACAAGTACCTCTGCAATGCAAATTGTAACGGTATCTGAAATGACTCAGATTTTTGGTAAATGGGCAGTCGGTAAAGGAAGTCATCCTTTTGCAAAATTAAGATTTGGTAAAAACAGAATGTCAGATGCGCAAATGAAAGCAAGAATGGATGATTTAGGTATTAGTCCTACAATGTTAGAAAAGATTTCTAATGAATTTAAATTACACACTAGTTGGACTAAAGGTGAACTTGGAACTAGAATAAGTAAAACTAATTTTGACAAATGGTCAAATGAAACTAGAGCAGTTTACATTATGGCCATGAGAAGACTTGCACACAGAACTGTACAACAAGCAGACATAGGTGAAAAAGCATACTTTGGATATTTAAAAGAATATGGAATGAATGCAGACGGACACCTAGGTCAAATAGCTTATCAATTTAGAAGCTTTATGTTTACATCTTGGGCCAAACAATTTTTGTATGGTTTAAAAATGAGAGATGCTATTGTCTTTGACCAGTTTATGAACTCAATGCTTTGGGGTAGTTTGATGTTTTCAGCACAAACTTCACTAGCAGGTTTAGCACATCCTAATCAAAAAGAATTTTATGAAAGAAGATTAAATCCAGAAACTATCGCTAAAGCAGGTTTTCAAAGAGCTGCATTTGCTTCTTTACTTCCTATAGGTGCAAACTTATTAGGCTCGTTATACACTGATAACCCAATTTTTGGATATAGAACTAGTGGTCTTGATACTAATATTATTACGGGTAACCCAACATATTCATTAATATTTCAAAAATTAATACCAACACTTAAATCAGTTTCTCAATCTACGTTTAATCCTGAAAGAACATTTTCTCAAGCAGACGGAAATAAAGCTATAGGAATACTGCCATTATACAATTTAATAGGTTTACAACAGTTTCTAAGAGCAATTACAGGAAACCTACCAGAGAACAGACAACAATAAGACCCCATATTAGAAGAAGAAAAGGAGAATAAATGGCTAATTCATTTGTAAGATATACAGGTAATGGCTCTACAACTGCTTACGCTATCTCATATTCATATAGAGACGCAGCAGATTTAATTGTGAGCATCAATGGTGTCGCTACTACATCTTATACTTTAAATTCTGCGGGAACTACTTTAACTTTTGATTCCGCACCCGCTAACTCTAGTGCTATAGAAATTCGAAGAAAAACTTCTCAAACAGTCAGACTGACAGATTATGCTGCGGGTTCAGTTCTTACTGAAAACGATTTAGATACAGACAGTAATCAAGCGTTCTTCATGGGTCAAGAAGCTATTGATGACGCTAATGATGTAATCAAAATTTCAAGCACAGATTTCCAATATGACGCAACTAACAAACAAATAAGAAATGTAGCTAACCCTACGTCAGCACAAGATGTTGCTACTAAAAACTATTTAGAAAACACATGGCTTTCCCCTGCAAACAAAACAGCTTTAACTACAGTAAATGCAAACATAGCTAATATTAATGCAGTTAATGCTAATGAAGCAAATATTAATTCAGTCAATTCTAATGAAGCTAATATCAATACAGTTGCAGGTCAAATCAGTCCTACTAATAATATTTCTACATTATCATTAATTAATTCGGATATTACAGATGTTGCAAACAACAACGCAGACATTTCTACTGTTGCAGGACAAATATCTCCAACAAATAATATTTCTACACTTGCAGGAATAGATACAGAAATTCAAGGTGTCTATAATATTAGAACTAATGTTACTAATGTTGATACTAATTCAGCTAATGTAAATTTAGTTGCAGGACAAATTTCACCTACCAATAATATTTCTACTTTAGCAAATCTTGATACTGAACTTTCAGCAATCTATGGAATTAGAAATAATATTACTAACGTAGATACAAATTCTACAAATATTAATTTAGTTGCAGGTCAGATTAGTCCAACAAATAATATTAATACATTAGGTAATTTAAATTCTCAATTAACAACTTTAGGTGCATTAGGAACTGAAATTACAAACCTTAATACAATTAGAACAGATATTAGTACAGTAGCAGGTCAAATTTCACCTACTAATAATATTTCTACTTTAGCAGGATTAAATACAGAAATTTCAGGTTTATATAATATTAGAACTGACATCACAGCAGTAGCAAATATTTCTACTGATATTCAAGATGTTCAAGATAAAATTGCAGAATTACAAACAGTAGCTAATGACTTAAATGAAGCTACTTCAGAAATAGAAACAGTTGCAGGTTCAATCAATCAAGTTGATGCAGTTGGTAATGATTTATTAGGTGCAAATAATATTGGAACAGTTGCTA